GGTGAAGGGGGTTAAAGAACGTCGCACCGCGTACCACCTATCCCAAGGTGGTCGGCACATCCAGCGAGCCACAAGCTCAACAGGTGTACCATTCGCATAGCGTCATCGATCCTAGGTACATCGAGGGTGCACCCGGGTTGGTCTTATGGCCGCCTCGGCAGCCGCCTCCCGGTCCTCGTTTTAGAGTGGCTTCGTCCCCTTGCTAAGGAGGAGTCCGACACAATATGAGCCTAGAATCTAGCCATACCGCACGTCTAGATTCCGTAAACCGAAGGGGCCACCCCCACCGCTTCTCTATTCCAACAAGCTCGAGTCACTGCTAAGTGCCAAGAGCAAGTCAAAATCGGAGTCGTTAAACTCCACGAGATCCGATGGTTGGGGCGGTCCCATACCCGAAAGTCGCAAAGACAATCCTTCGAGAAGAGAGATAAGGCAACGAGGTGAAGTCGGAGACCGTACGAACTCCCTCGCCTTTTCGAGACCGGAAAACAAGTCCCGTAAAGGGTCAGTGAGAGATGAGTAGGGCACCAAGCCATTAAGTTTCCGAATGACTTGGTCTAACCGTCTTTTAACGTTACTTATCGTTAAAGACACAGGAATGCGAACGCGTTCCCTCAAGGATCGGAGAGCCACCAGAACGGCGGACACTCGTTCCAAGAGCTGTCCAACATTGGTTATACTTGTGTCCTCTTCTCGATATGGACAAGAGAGAATAGCATCAACTTGGCACGAAACCAGGAAGTCGGTCTCCGGAATAGAGACCAACGACGTCGAAACGGACCACGGTCGCGCGATGGAGGCGAGGAGGGTTAACTTCTTCTCTTCTCCTTGAGAGAGACAGAGCCTGAGTGCCCTAGCCCATTGGGGCCGGAGGGAACAGACTATGTTCTTCGCAGAGGCGAGGGAAGGGAAACCTCCTCCACCAAACTCACGCGGTAGGAAAACCGGTATGCTATTCTGCCGGAGGATCTTAATGGGAGCCCGGTAGCGCATCAGAACATGACGCACTAGCCACTTTGGGCTCCCCAAACGTTCGCAATACGCTGTCAGCCGCGGGCCCATGGACCACGGCTCCAACCGTTCACCCTTTTCCACACGGGGTTCAGGTTGGAGTCCAGCAATGCTAAGTGTAGGTATCACGTATGCGGAGGAACTCGACACTTTAATGAGCTCCTCCACGAAACACGCATACACTGGGGTACAATAGTCCTTCCCGAAGGAAGTTGCACCCCCCGTTCGCTGTAAGAGATATGTATAGCGATCGGAGACTTGTCGAGGGCAGGCCCCAACAAGGTCATCACCACACAACCGTACTCTCTTACGGAGAGTAAGATCCTCAAACCTATGCCGATAGCCAGAGTCTGACCAAGCCTGTTCCCACAACCATAGGTTGTAAAGATTAAGAACAGGCCAAGAGACTCCGCAGCCCATGAGTATACCCCGAGTGGAGACGAACCATTGTCCGTCCACCCCGAGGACTCGGTATGAGCCCACCATCATCACGAAAGACCGTGAAAGAAACTCTGGGAGATTGAGTCCCTTACACAATCCTGTGACGAGAGCCAAGGCAAGGTTGTGAGGAATTAGATCGGTGGCCCTCGACATGTCGACTGAGCGCAGGATATCCCCTTCCTGCGTCCAGAGGACAGCGGCAGCGTCATCAGCAGGCGTTGCTGATTTAGCATTCACGCGAAGGTCTTGATCTAACAAGGACAAGAGGAGTGAATTCAAGATCGAAGCCATGTAAGTCACAGAGGAGTCTAATGGGGTTACTCCTCTGACCTTACTTGACTTCTCCTTCACTCCTGCCTGCCGACAAAGCGGCAGGTCCTTGCGCTTCAGTCGTCGGTTAACTCTTAGAGCCATAGCGGCATAGCCTAAAAGTAACGACCTCTTAGCTCCAGAATCCACGATGGACTCTGGGAAAAGGTCACGACCGAAGCAGACCTCACCATTAAGGCAAGCTTGCTCAACGCTAGTACTGGCAACTCTCACAGAGAGTCCGTGAAAAACGTAAGCAAGCTCCTCTAAAATGGATGGGGTTACTTTAGATGCCTCGAAACTACGAATAGCTTCGAGGAGTTCCTGTGGCAAACCTCCCTTTCGCCGCGAGGCACCGAAAACGGCACCAGTGCTAAACGGAAAGGAGATCGCCCCGACGTTCCTAAACTTGTGCGCCCAGCGTCGCGCAAATTTGTGAACACTCACCCTTGTTCGGCGGCTTACTTCGAACTTAGATGAGAGATCCTCAGCATGCTGTGCAAGGGCAGCTGCATATTGAGACTCTGTCGGAAACGGGCCAGCGCGCCCAGCTCGTGAAAACTGGAACAACACTTTAGCTCTACCTTCAGAGGAGTAGCCTTGCAACGCAAGACTACCCTTGAAGATCGCATCTAGCGAGGGAGCGCCACTCGGCTTACCCAGTGAAATATCACCGAGTGCTTCACGACGAACCCAAGCGATAAGGTCCTTAACCGGTTTGACGCCATCTGTTACTACGTAGCCAGAGTAGCAACTGACGACAAACTCCAAAAGGTTCATGACTCCCCTACGGGCGAGTCGAACATGAACATTGGGTACCTTATCAAGTAAGCAAACATTATTCCAAGCCCGAGCAAAGGAAATCTGGAAAGCATCCAAAAAGGATGTTATCCAGGCTTCTGCCCGAGGAATAAGTGCTTTGCGAACGCGGACCAACCGTACCTTCAACCAAGGGTACTGGCGTTTCGCTCCCGTGAAGGGAGCAAGGCGGTCCACGAGAGGAGGCAAATGGCCTCCAGGACTCCGCGTCGATCGAACGCCTTGATCGACTGATAGGTTACTAGATCTCTCTGATAACAT